ATGACAGAGATAGATAAACTTCCTGCGGATCAGCAAATACCAGCCAGAATGGCAACACAATCTATGTTGCTGCGTACTATTAATGACACCATAAAAACTTCCACTGCTATTGCACCGGGAGGTATGCGTGATGTTTCTACGGGACAACTAGCAAAACTAACTAATGAAAGAGCTAGTGGCCTTATAGATGCGGTATCCCGTGCATTTCCTAATGATCAGTTTATGAAAGATACCATGATGCTTACCTTGGGCAGCTTACAGGATTTATCCCTGTCTGCACGGATGAAGGTTGCACGGTCTGGTTCTGATACAGCGGCTAACTTAGGTGTTAGAGACAGTGTATCTACAGGTATACTGTTTGCTTTCGGATACATGAACCCAGCTGCCGCAGCGGCTCGTAGAATTACGGCAGGTCAGATTGAAGCCATGGAGAAACTAGGCAAAGAGGAACAGCAAAGGATAATCGGTACTATTCTAGCAAACCCTGAAGACTTCGCTGATCTGGCTAGAAAGATCGCATCTGGTGCAGATCCCAAACTGTTAACCACTATGCTCAAGAATTTTCTAAGCGCAGCTAACAGAACAATGCAGTATGAACTGCGTGTGGGAGATGAATCGGATCAAACAGGCGAGATGTTGCTAGATGCGGTAGACACCGTAATGCCCCAATAAGAAACCCCCCAGACCTAAATCTGAGGGGCATGTTCACTTAACAAAGGGTTAGTAACGCCCTTTAACCTAACTAATAACAGTAGAGCTATCGGGTCAAATGATTCGGTAGCTTTTCTGCTTTTATGCCTATTCAAATGCATACCATATTTTGTTTTTGCATTACTTGACACACTATATATAGGTAAATTCCCTATTTTATCGTTGTTTTTCAGTGTCAACAAAACGCATAAAAATAAACTTTAAAATAGTAGGTTCATCCCTAAACGAATCTGGCCCATAATCTTAGTACGGCAGCGATTAGTAACCGCAACTACCGCCGGTATGTTCACTTAGCAAAGGGCTACGATATGTTATTAACAGCAAGACAGGCGCATGACTTAGGTCTCGCATTATTAGATGCTTCGGGTAGAAGTATGAGGTCAGAACAACAGCAAATGGTGGTGTGTACCGTGGATACGGCTACAGCGATTGATTACCAACAGGGCTGTTCATATGACCCCGACACAGACACAATTGTGTTCTAAAAAGTAAAACCCCCAGACCGAAATCTGAGGGTTCCAATTAAAACCGAAGAGGAAGCGACCAAACTTCCTACTCCACTTATTATTATACGCTTAGGGCGCTCCGAGGTCAACACCACGGGGCGCTTTATTGTTTTCGGAACATGTCTTCTACTAACAGCCACAGCGTCATTACAGGCCATGCGAATACGAACAAAAGATACATCACTCTAGAGGAGCCTTCCTCTGGTTCAAAGTTAAGTGTCATAAACAATGAGCCTATTAGGTATAGGCAACCGGACAGGTATAAATCCATTACGCAGCTTCCTCTACTATGAAGGCTTTAATCCATGTGGCACACACATCAGATCGCACAATATCATCGACAGTCATTTCAATCACAGGGAAGGGTAGCATCTGTGATTTGATCATTCTGATGATGCGGCCTAGCCCGGACTTCTCTGCTAGATCTGTCTGAGCTACGTCACCGTTTACCACTACATTTGTGTTCTCACCTATGCGGGTCAGAAACATCTTTAGCTCAACGTAGGTGGTGTTCTGAGCTTCATCTAGGATGATGAATGCGTCATCAAATGACTTACCCCGCATCACAGAGAACGGCTCTACGACGATGTTACCATCCGACAGCATGCTCTGCACCTTTGTGACGCCCAGATGCTTCTTTAGTACATCAATCAGAGGAGCTACCCATGGGGCCATCTTCTCTTCCAGACCGCCTTTAAAGAAGCCTATGTCACGGCCACCTGCGGCCACGTTAGGGCGTGTGATAACGATCTTAGCTACACTGCCTTCGTAGTACATCTTAGCGGCCTGTGTCGCCGCCATATAGGTCTTGCCAGTACCTGCGCATCCTGTGACGAATACTAGAGGGTCATTGTTAAGAGCCTTTGCATACAATTGCTGGTTGTAGGTCTTTGGAACTAATTGGATAGACTTAATGTGTTTAGGCGTGGGTGCTTCCCCTTCTGTTATTTTGCGCTTTCTTGTGTATCGACGGGCATTCTTGCTCATATTCACCTAAATTGTTTGTACGAAGGTTGCTTTTTCAAATGGTACGTCAAAGAACTTTTCGCCATGTGAGATCTTCACATTGGAGACTTCGACGCAGGGGCTATCCAGAACCACCTTGCGGCCAAAGATGGCTGCGTGGGTCAGGCTATTATTAAAGATCATAAACTGTGTGGGCTTGGTTAAGAACTTAGCCTTGCGTACAGGCAGGTGTATGGTGGGGTACTTGAACTGTACCCCGTGCCACACAGTCTTAACCTCAACCTCACAGAAGAACATCTTATTCTGGCCCTTAACGACTAGGTCCACCCCATATTCGTCAGGATTGTCTTCACAAAGATAACCAACCGAAGACCAGAACTTTTTAGCCGCTGCCCGTGCCGCTTCATCATACCTGTTGAAGTCTTTCTGTTGAAATACTTTGTACATGCGTCCTCCTGTTGTAGAAGTATGCGTCATTGAACCCACGTTGCCATTCTTTGTAGAAACGGCTTTTAGGCTTGTAGGCGCACCGATGGTTGTTCTTGAAGAAGTCTTCATATCCGACTTCGTATGCCTCGTTTTTATTCATAAACCTGCCTCAATTATTTGAATGAGTCCTCAAGTTCGCTGTAGCCTCCGATGTACTTTCCTTCAGGGTCAAAGATCTGGGGTACGGTTTTTAGGTCGGCCATTAGAAGCAGGGGCGTGAGCCACCTGCTACTTTTTGATTGTATGTTGTACTCTGCATATGGTTGCCCCTGTGACCGGAGTACTGCCTTAGCCCGGTCACAGAAGTTGCATTGGTCTCTGGTTAAGATTGTGTACATATCAACCACTAAGCAGTGAGATCCACGATTTCACAGCTATCGCCAGAGCATGCGAGTGTCTGACTTCCAGAGGTATTGTCCTCCGCTTCATAAGAAGAAAGCTTCGTCCAATCGATGGCCTTTGGCATAAACGAAAGCATCTGTTCGTACTCAGACTTACCGACATGCTGGTAGGGTGCTTGCTGGTAGGTGTGATCATCAAACGGCAGGAAAGATACACCAGACATTTCATCGAAATGCTCGTAAACAAATGCGCCTACGTCTAACCATTCAGAACTTTCTACGTTTATAGTCACACTAGGCTTATGTTCGGCCCAGTGTCGTTGATACATGAGCCACATGTTGAGCTGATCGATGGCTGACATATCTGCGGTAACTACCGCATTGTCAGGTGCCTTCATTGGGAAGCTGAAGACGGTGGTTTGATCCGGCTTAAAGGCTTCTGGTTCGTTAGGTACGCCTTGGTCCTTCATAAACTGTGTCAGAGGATCTTTGTTATCACCACGAACAGTACGAATGTAGTAAGGGCTATGTCGTGCGTGTATTCCAGAGGCGCTGTCTGTAAGCTGTGAAACTGTACCCGATGGCTTAACGCAAGTTATAGCAGCCGAAACTTCGATGCCCAGCTTATCAGCCCATTCTTTATTGGTATCAACAGCCACCTGTTTCAGGTCTTCTAGAAGAGCAGCTAGATCGCCCTCTTTGCCATTGGTTAGGGTGTTGTCCATGATGCCGGTCAGCGACACCCCCAACAGCCGTTCTTCTGCCGTGTTCTTCGCCCACACTTTTCGCAAATAAGGGAACTTGGTGTAGGTAGATTGTACCGTTCCCAAAATGGTTGCGATACGGACTTTCCGAACAAGATCTTCTTTAGAGTCTGAAGCACGGATAACTACCTCACTTAAATTACAAAACTGACCGCCTGTACCTGCAATTGGATTGCCGCTCTTATCGGTCTTTGGTCCCCGCAAGATGATTTCGCTGCACGGGTTAGTTCCCCATTCAAAGTTAGGGTCACGGCGTCCGTTCTTATTGGCTTGCTTAACAGCGGCTTCCCGATTGAAGATACCACGCTCACCAGAACCGCTTTCTGCCAATGCAGTCCATTCACGCAGGAAGGACATAGCGTCTGGCTTTTCGGTGTATGCGACAGAGTTATTTGCTAGGCCCATGTGCGGGGCTGTTTCCCACCACTTACCGGACTTAGCGTGACGCATACGATCATCTGACAGGTTGGATAGAGAGATCATCGCTGAACGCCTCACCCCACCTACCACGACCACTTCACCGATCTTGCACATGATGCTGTGACATTCATAGGAAGACAACTTACTGCCTGCAGCCTTTTTGAAGGTATCAATCGTGAAATTAAACAGATCAACCAAAGGCGCTGGGCCAGATGCACGACCACCAAAGGTTTTAAGTCTAGCACCGGCTGGGCGAACCTTGCTGACATCCCATGTAGGGATTTCACCGGCGTAGAGCATACTAATCAGAAGGCGATACGCTTTGGCCCAACCCTCTTTGCTGTCTTTCACTACAATGGTTGTATCGCTGTCATAAAGGGTCTCAGGAACCTCTGGCAGGCTCTTGATGTACTGGCGCTCACAAGAGAACCCTACGCCCGTACCGCACAACAGGATGAACATAGCTTCATCGAAGGCTTTGGGGTCATCGATGACTAGGTATGAACAGTTGTACATACATGTATTGTCACGGGCGGCTGCAACACCTGCGGTCATCATGGATCGCATAGAAGGCATAACCTCAAGGCCTGTGATGGCCTCATAGATCTCCTTCTGTACTGCGGTGTCCTTAATCACAGGAGCTATAATATTAGAAACATAGCGGTCTCCGGTTTCGCCCCAAGTCTCTCTGCGGCCTGTTTCGTCTAGCCAACGGGCATAGCGACTTGTGTGGATGAATGCTTGGTAATCGGTTGGTAGATAGTTATTCATGGTCTGCCTCAAACTAAGTCTGTTAAATCGGGTTCTTCATAATTCGGCCCCTTGAGAACTTTTCCGTCTTCACGGTAAATTACGTCCCCATCGACCCCGAGCTTGCTCATGTTGGATGCATGAACACGGCGCACAGCTTCGTCTAAATTCCAGCCAAACGTGGCTGCAAATCCGTATGTGACGTAAACCAAATCCGCTAATTCCTTGAGCATTTCGGGGGCTTCTGTAGCCTCTAGAACTTCAGCGTATTCCTCTTTGATAAGGACGGTACGCAGAAGGTCTTTCAGGGTTCCCTTGGCCCACTGATGGCCCATGGATTGCTGGTAGGTCCGTGCAAAATGCTGAACCATATCCAGAGGTGATTTGCCCAGATATGTATCCGGGTCACGAAGGGCTGCACTGCCTTCATCAAAGTATTCATAGCCGGGGGTCATTAATCTTCCGCCTCCAGCTTTGTAATGAGGCGGTCTAAATACCAACGGGCCTTTTTGAGATCTTCAAGACCGCCCTTGTAGGGCCAGCGCCATAAGTATTTAAAAGCATTTTGCCAGCAATAAGCTACATGAGGCTCACAGTCTGAGCCTTCTACCATGGCTTCCATTGCATCGATGCACTCGATTTCTGCAGAGTTGTAATGCAGGGGCCGGTTAACCATATCGGTGATTTGGTTGAGATCCATCATGGTGTCCTCAATTCTTTTTGTTGAAGGGGATGACTTTGGCTTCGGCAATGGCTTGCTCAAGTTCATCGGCAGGCTCAAATTCGATTTCCATTTCAGATTGGTCGAGGACCATGTTGCCCAGATCCACAAAAAAGAATGGGTTGTTTTGAACCATGTATCCGATGCCCTCAACCAGAGCTTCGTAGTGATTAACTTCCTCTTCGGACACGTTTCCTACAAGGTTGCTAAAGGCGCTGAGATTAAATCCTGTATGGTCTACCGGCGTTATGAATAAGCCGCAGGCGATGGGGTCTTTATCTTTCATTTGTTTTTTCCAATCAGTTTGAAAAAGTGTTCTGCATCCATCAGGGCTAGTGGCTTCTGCCGATCCGCTTTGATGATTGCGATTGGTTCCGCTTTGGGTGGGCAGTTGGCTTCAGCTTGCTCCATGAATTTGTATGCACTGATCTTGTTCAGAGCCTTGCATTCCACAGAGTAGGGAAAGAGCTTTCTAGCAGCGGGCGACAGTTGAACGTCTTCCCCGCCTTGGCCCATCCCGGTGGAACGGACATCATCTGGTTCCAGTTTCGGAAACAGTGCTAGAATTTTATCTCTCACCCATTGCTGGTGACGCCGGCCCTTAGCCTTTGCAGACTGAGGTTTTATCGCCATGCTTAATCCTCTACGAACCAGTACGAAGGTGGTTCCTTTGCCTTCGACATAGGGTGAGGTTTGAACTTTGCCTTTGGATAGCAAGCTTGAGTGAAGTCACAGAAGGAACAAGCCATAGGCAACCGTTTGAGACCGGTGGGTTTCCGATTAAACTTATCGGGGACGGGATCAAACTGCCGCTCTAGAGGCGCTCCGCTTGTAATCTTTTCAACCGTGCTTTTCATAGCAAACATGTTGTAAGATTTCTCAGATGCAGAAACATTTGCATCTACTGCAAGCATTGCACCGGTGGACTTGTTCACAACAATCCAGCCACCCAATTCTT